ATGTTTCTGTCCAGGTAGCGTAACGGTCAATACTCCTACTGTCATATCATTGCCAAGATAGTGTCTGGCAACTTTGAGCCGTTCCTTCATCTCGTGGGCTCGCTTTCCAGCCCTCTTCCTTTCGCAGGTAGGGCACGCGAGCCAACGGGCGCATTTGTGCTTCCAGGCCTCGTCAGGTCTTCCGAGCCACGCTCCTTTACAGATCGCTAAACCTGTCGCACTGCCCGAACTAAAAGTCATGTCTTGCACTCACCGCATTCGCAGAGCGAATATGCTCCAAATTCTTGTTCGCAAATCGTGCAAATCCATGCTGTATTTTCCTCGGCCATGATACGGCCTAACAAAAAATAACTTTTAGCAAGTTCGGTATACAAACAAGTAGTGAAAGAATTTCACATGTCTGCGAGAGTTTCCACAGACTTGTAAACCTCGTAGGATCCATAAGCTACGAGAACTCCTACTGCAAGAGCATCTCCAATAGGAAGAGGCCCATCAGCAGCAGCAAGAGTGAACGCCAAAGTAAACGCCATGCGAGCACGGCGAGCGCGTCCAGGCACCTCTCCAAGTGCCATGGCACGTTCTCTATCGGAGGTTCTGGTGTGGTCGGCTTTCCGGCCCCCCGCAACCTTAAGATTCCGTTGCGCTTGCACCTGCGCAACGGTTGTGGTTGTCGGGGCCCCCCGGAACAAAGACGCCGAAAATTGAGGAGATGAAATGGAGGTGCTGACAATGTGTCCACCAATTTCAAAATAACTCACTGAATCCATTCGTGATCACATCCATTGCAGATGACATGGATAATTCCCTGATCAGTAATCGGAAATTCATCGAAGTCTCGAGATCCACAGCGATTGCAAGCTGCAGTTGCTTGCATCAATATCGCTTCCTATAAGTCCGCTTACGCTTTAGCGGTGCTCGAACAAGTTTCTTGGTAGACTTACGCTTGTTCGTGTATCGGTATCGCATGAGCTTACCGTTTCGTCTGAAGGATTTTCCGTAATTGTATTTGGCCATCAAAAACACACTCCGTTCAATTGTGCCAAGAGGCGATCAGACAACCCAAGGAGGTGCCCGAGAATGATAAGTCCGATATACTCGAGGCGGTTGTTTTTCAGGTGGTTCATGACAGAAGCGGCAGTGATCGCCGTCTTGACTGCAGTAGTTTCTGGTGTACCCGGTGCGTTCATAATATCACATCTCCGTCATCGGTTCACAAAGGTAGCCACGATGATTACCAGGCATTAGGTCAATTTGAAGAGCAAAACCTGCAGGCGAACTTCCTGCACCAGGAGTCCAATCTACACGGATCAAACCACAAGGGAAATTTCCACCCTTGATTCGAGTTTGACCACCAATTGTGGTGGCAGTGACTGAGTCCACGTCATGTATCTGCATAGAAGCAGCATTGTTTGCACCACCAGGATATTGAGTATCGGTGTAAGTACCACCGCCAACAATTGGCCCATTCTCAAATGGATAAGGAGCCACGTTGTTCTCAGTTATCATATCGTCCAGAACTTGTTTATCCTGATCAGTTCCTTCATTAAAAATCGAAGCAAGCCAGTTTTCTGGAGTAGCTGTAGGACCAACGTCATCAGCATCTGCAGGAGTATTTGGGTCCAAAATATCTGGTAAACCGCGAGAAGCGGCATAGCCTTCAATCAATGAAACAGCATCGAGAGTCGATGCACCAGCACCAGGGTAAGAAGCCCCAACTGCAATGACTTCAAAATCAGTTGCTCCAGATGTTATATTGGAAGTTGGAATAACAATCTTCGAAGATTCCCATTCACCAGGGGCGTAAGTTGCTAGAGTCAAATCTCGAGGTAATAGATTTGCACCATATCCAGCCGTGTGATGACCAGCGTCTGCGTAAATCTTGAAGTCCAAGAATTTAGGTCGAATCGATTCTGTCTCAGCAAGAGCTTCACGATTCATTTTCATCCATGATCGCATTCCTTTTTCCCAAGCATTGGACATAACCCAAGTGTTAGGAAGCTTGGAAACAACAACAGTTCCTGTGCCGGTCGTCAAGAACTTCATACCGGCAACAGCCCAATTAATTCCCTGTCTGTAGAACCTTCGGTTCACAAGTGAAGCTACTTGTGACAGGTCAATGTATGATGTCAAAGTGACACCAGGATCTACAGCTCCAGTAGGAGCCATGTACAGTGTCTGAACAGATGGTTCAATTTTATTAGATCGCTTCGAGTATTTTCTCTTCGCCATACCCATCGGGTAGAGAATCAATCTTATATTGATTCCGACCAAAAGGCCTCGATAATCGAGGATTTGTGTACATAAACTCTTCAATTTCGCCGAATTTCGACTTTGGAGCCTTAAACGGTTTTGTAACATACGCAACCTTACTCGAGTATTGAATCATCTGATCCAACTCGTGAGTCTCAGCATAATCCAAAGTGTAGCGGGGGCCGTAGCCTAACCGGGCTAAACCAACATTGGTTCTACCTTTGTTTTCTTTTTTCAATAGCAGCTCATCGCCGTCGACAACGTGCCGACTGGTCGACTTAAGTCGATCCAGTGGCGTGGCTGCATAGAACAGAGAATGCATATGTACATTCCACCATTTCTTCGAATTGTTGTAGGTGAACTCCATAAAATGAGTTCCACCATCTGCACCCAGTCCGTATCCCTGACTGTTTTTCCCGAATCCTTTGTGATCCGGCTTACCACATAGCAACCTGTTCATTCCTCTCATCGAGTGCCATCCAGGAAGTCCTGGCAAGGTTGTCCTGGACACAGCATAATCATACTGTTCTTTCAGAGACTTGAATCGTATACCCGATTCATGTTTCTGTCCAGGTAGCGTAACGGTCAATACTCCTACTGTCATATCATTGCCAAGATAGTGTCTGGCAACTTTGAGCCGTTCCTTCAT